GCCAGCATAATTGGCAAATGATCCTGGTATGTTTTTGGCTGTGTCCATTAGATAATTACTATCCGGCTTCTGTTCTGGCTGCGCTTGCTCACTAGCTTTGTATTTATTCCATGGACCATTATTAGATTCTTGCTGATACTTTTCCCAAGGCTTTGCCATTAGATTTTCTCCCAGTTTTTAGGATCTGCTTTATCGCCGCCTTTGAATCTATACCCATCCTCAACATCGCCAGCTTTTGGGCCAGATGATTTATTTCCTAAATAATTTGACGTTATAGCCTTCATTGTTTGCAATACTGCCTTTCTTTGTGAAACAGGGACAGTTGGGTCGCCTAACCTTCCTGCCATTTCAGCATATAAAGCCGCATCTTTGTCAGACTGTGGGCCTGACATTTTTGGCATTTTAGATGTTAGCCTTCCGCCCAATGCTTTTAATGATGCCGCCGCATCTGCTCCAGAAGTCGAGTTGCCAAAATAAGCCGATACTTTATCGTAATCTGCACCTATGCCGCTGGCTGTTGTTTCATTAAGCAATGGCTCAATCTCGTTCAATAAAGCCAATGTTTCGTTTGCATCAACTGTTTTTTGGTTTTTGTCTTGGTCAAGCTTCTTTTGGTTTTCAATATCAGCCTCGCCTTGTTTAAGGTTTAGCTTTGCCTGATTCTCAAGTGCTTGCTTATCAGCATTACTTGGAGCCATAACTGGCCCTTGTTTTTTTCCGAACACTGGGTTTTCTTGTAGCATAATCACACTGGCTACCGCATGACGCTGCACAGGATCAGAAAGGTCTATTTCTTGGCCTGGTGATATACCCAGTCGTTTAGACGCTGCCGCTATTAATCCACCTGTGTCGTTCTCGTTTGGTGGCGACCATCGGCTTATTACGCCTGACAAAGTATTGATGCCATGCTGACTTCCATAGGCTTGCAAGTTTTGGTCAATCGCCTGGATTCCTTCCTGTGGACTTGCAAATTGCTGGAATCCTTGCGACTGTCCAACTGGCCTAATATTGCCTGGATTGTAATTACCGCCAATCGTGCCACCTGATGCGTTCTGCTGGGTATCCCAATATTCACGGCCTTGCGAATCTGTAACCTTTACGCCTTTTTGTCCTTGTTTTGCTGCTTCTATGCTGCCTTGTAAATTTGCATCATAAGGAGCGCCCCTCAATTGCTGGCCTCCATGCTCCATAGGTTTAATGGAGCCATCCTTCTTATTCATCATAAACGCGCCGCGCTCGCCATCATTAACAACAAGCCAGTCTTGAGATTCTCCTGTTGTTCCAGCACTCCCGGCAATCATTTTTACTTGTTCCAAGCTCATGTCACCAGCGCCAGGAAGCCCAAGCACATTTTGAATATATGGCCTCATTGCTTGCTGGTACTTCCTTGAATAATCTTCCTGCTGTTGAGGATCAGTGATGCCTTGGGCCTGCATTTTATTTATCAGATCGTTTGCAAGTTTGCTAAGTGCAGCGTGTTTTTTCGTCCCGTCCTCTGTGTTGGCGCTGTTTATTTTTGCCTGATTAAGCAACGCACTTTTATCGTCAAGCTTTTGCTGCCTTGCCAATTGCTGCGGGGCTTGCTCGATTTGCATTTGTCGCAAGGTGTTTTGCTGCTGATTGCCGCGAAGCTGTGCAAACTGATTTGCATATTCAGCCATAGGCACTGATTGAATTAATGGGTTGTGTGGTATTTGGATTGCCATTAGAACGCCGCTCCATAATTGCGCTGTGTGCCAGCATTAGCTAATAGGTTATTTGTTAGCGCTGCATTTTGCATAGCCGTGCCGCCACCGTTAAACGTGTCTGCTCCTACACCACCCATGCCGCCAGCAAAGGCGCCTAGTCCTTGATTTACGGCGTTTCCTATGCCGGTGTACATGTTTGCCTGATTTTGCCCTTGAGCAAGTGCTAAGCTTGCTGCATTTTCGCCGCCTTGTTGCGCCACACCTGCCAGCGATTTACCGGCGTCCATTTGATAGTTGCCCTGCGTTTGCGCCGCTTGTTGTCCATTATTAGACATTGATTGCAAGCGATTGAAGGTATTGTTCTTGTTTGTAGTGTCGCGCTGGAACGCCGCATTATACGCATTTTGCGCCCGTTCCCATGCCGCTTGATAACCTGTCGACGCTTGGCCTTGCGCGTAGTTGTTGACGGCTTTTAGCTGCCCGCCTGACAACAAGCCGCCCCGAGCTGCTGCACTGTTATTGACAGATTGCAAGCCTTGCTCAAGCTGGAATTTATATCCTGGGGTATTTTGCAGTTCTTCCAATGAATTGACCATAGGCGTATAGCCAGGGTCGTTCTTGTATTGCTCCGCACCAAACTTCTCGGTTAAATAACCGGCATTTGGGTTGGTTGACTCGCCGCCTTGTCCTTGCTGGTTTTTGGTCGCAAGATATTCGGCAGAAGCTTGTTTATAAACTTCCTGCATCTTCTTACTAGACCAGCTTTTTCCGCTTGGGTTGTACTTTTGAATGATTGCAGCCCATGCCGGATCTGATTCCTTACCAATCTTGGCATTGGTCGGCACATCTGATTGACCATAGCTCCCGCCTAAGCCCATTTGTTGGCTCAGTTCATCAAGCGCCGACCGCCCTACTTTACTATATGGATCCATATAACCAACAGCCTTGTTTCTGGCCTTGCCAACGTCTTGTCTGGCTTGCGCTGTGGCTGCTGCGTTTGCTGCGCCTGCCTTGCTATTTGCGTCGCTCTGTGCGCTAGCTGATGCCATAGAACCCGCGGCGCTAGCCGCTGCTGCTGCCACTCCTACTGCTGCTACCATGATGCGCCTCCCGACGTTGATGGTGTTTTAATCACTGAGCCATTTTGTATAGTATGTTTCAACCGGCTCAAACTTTAAGTATTTGAATAATGAACTTGCATCAGCATGTATTTTAGAACCTACAAACCAACGATTTACTCCGCGCCTTTTCAATTCTTTTTCAACAAATTGAAATAGTTTAATTCCTGCCCTTCCGTTGCGCTTGTCCTTGCGAATGTAGAATATATCCATAATACAAGTTAAGCATGTGCTGTAATGCAATCCTGGGCGCACAAAACCAATAAAGTATCCTACTATTTCCCCAAGCTCTCTGGCTGTCACAAACAATAATTGCCCTTGTCTCTCTTGGTCAAAATACACTTCCCATTGCGGCGATAAGGGCACCTTGTCTTTGTTTAGTGCCAATTCTTCATAATGCTCAGGTAGTAAGTATTTGAACTCCGGCAACCGTTCTTCAAATGATTCAACTTGGTAAGTAATCATCGGCTTGTGCGTATATCAACAACAAGGTGGATACGATCATCAGCGCTATTATTTATCACTTCATGATTTAACGCATTGTTGAACCACCATACTGAGCCAGTAGGCATATATACTTGTTCTTCGCCAGCGATAAAAATAACGCCTGGTGATGACTGCAATACTATATGGAAACGACTATAATATTCAGCATGTTCTGGCGTGTCCTCATGAGGGTAAATCCTACCGCCTGGCTTGATCTTATTTATAATGCAGCGGCCTAGTCTCTCTCCTTGTACATCACCCATTAGTGCCATTATTAGAGGTCTTGCTTCGTGCAGTATTTTATATACCGGCTGATCTACGCACTCGTGTTGATCGAAACCCACTAAGTGTTCTTGAAGTGCTTTTTCAGTTTCAAAGACAGATCTTGGTGGGAATCTAAGTATAATCGACTCGCAATCGCCAAACGGCCCTTGTGGATAGTCTCTTAAGTAAGTGTCCTCTTTCCAAATATTAGGCCGTCTTTTTATGGCAAGCATTAATGGTCTAATATCAATATTTGTCGCCAATAATTCAAAGTTTTGCATAAATAATCCCCGTCTACTGATAATGGCTACATTATAACATCACACAGTAAAACCGCTAACGATTACATTAACAGCCGCCTCGTCCATTGCGCTGTCAATTGCCGAATTTGCGACATTAGACGCGGTACGCATGGCAAGGATGTCATCCCAAACGGCCTGGATAGCAATCACCTCGGCATTGTCTGGTGTGGCCGTTCCTAAATAAATCAACTGACTGAAACGCGCTTGAAGATTTGCTTGTTTTGGCTGTGGGTATTTAGCAAAGATAACTTCTTGTGTTATGGCATTAACGCGCTGCTTAGCTTCATACTTAATATCAGAAAGCAGCTTGGCAGGCGGTGCGACATAGACCAGTGCGCCATTGATTACGCGATAATTTTCAGGTATTGATTCAGGCCATACGCCTTCGGTCGCCGTTGCGTATAGGTCGGCTTCATGTGTTGGAGCGCCGACTTTGTACATTGGTATTCCCGTTGATAGGTCGTAAACTGTAAAACTCATCTTTTAACCTCTTGCGCGTCTAGTATGTAATGTCCTAACATTTTATTGACTGTTGTCTGCACACCCCACCTAAGCATTATCGTGCCTGTGTATGTCCCGAATGTAGATTTCGGTATAAAACGCTTCATGGTCCATTCCCAATAATCTCGGGCTGTAGATGCATTACCATAGAATTCAAATCCAAATGTTTGCGTGCATGGGCACATGTTCCACGTTGATCCTCCGTCAATTGAATATTGCATTTGTGCGCTTCCAGTGAATGCCGTGGTTGATGACACGGAGCAACTAAATGTTGCTGTAAAAGAAACATCACCCCTATCTGAAGCTAACGATACCGCTGGCAAGGTTATAGCGGCAGGTATATATACTGTACCTGCAGTTAATGATACAGCAGCTGTTGACGCTACTGCTCGACTTGAATTTATTTGATCAGCCATTACCTTCCCCGTTCCAATTGTTAAATTATCAATATGCGCATTGGTCACTTGCAAATTACCTATCTGTGCGCTACCTATTGCGGCATTTTTAATCTGTGCCGTACCAATGACCGCGGTAGGCATGTAGACGCCGATGTTTCCCGCGGTAAATGTGCCGCTTAAGTTAGTGCCTATTGTTGCACCTACCGTAGCGCCTGCCGCAATTCCTGTAAGCTTGGCGCCTTCTGTGCCATTGACTGCCGATAATGATGTTGGTGTGCCTGACACATAGCTGTAATTTATATTACCGCCAAGCCCACTGGCATTTAAGATGATGTTTCCAGATGGATCTCGAATAGTCAGGCCGTTGGAATTTATCTGATTAGATGTAATTGTATTTGTGACAATCAGATTGCCATTAATCACCGCGCCATCAGCCACCCATGCGCTAGTCCCTGCGTCCCAGTATTTGACCATCGCAAATCCGGTTCCCGATATGGTCACACGGTCATGATTTATCTTTGTTAATCCCTCTGCAACAATTGCCGCGTCTGCTGCTGCATCGCTCCATGATGTGCCGCCGATGTATAAATGCGCTGGAGCTCGACCGCTTGACCCGCTACTGCCTGCTATAGACTGCGCAAGCGACTGGGTTTTGCTGAGCGTAAGCACAACGCCGCTTGATGTTTTTACAGCCAGGTTGAACACGATGGTTGCCGCCGTTGCTGTCATTGCGCTGGCATCGCCATAGCTTAATACAGTCGTTCCTGTACCTGTTACTGCACCTGGGGTGATATTTGTGCCGACGGCGGATGTTACCTTGAATGTGCTATTTGCTGGAGTGGCTGCACTATCTTCAACAAGTTGCGTCGTTCCTTCAAAAACCAAGATGCTTGTACCTGACCCGGTATAAGTCACTACCCCGCCGCTTGTTACTGGTAGCGTGTGTGCTTCGTTGGTGAGGATAAATGTCAACGCATCAGTGCCAGCCTTCAGGCCAAACATTGTCATCATGTCGCGGGAAACAATTATTCCGTCGTCAGTGTCCTGATGTACTTGCACTTCGACCTTGTCAGGCATCAGTGCAAAGTCTGATTTTGGCGTATATGTATAAATTGGGTCTAGGCTATTTTGTACACTGACATCATTCAGAAACCACTCATAATAAAGCGTTCCATATGAGTTGGTTTCAATGGCGGTCATCGTGGCGCTGGTTGGCGCCGGGTTGAATCCTGCTGTGTCGTAAGTAAAAGCCTGGCTGGTTGTGGTGATGCCTACCGCATTGGCATTGACACCCAATGAGCCATCGGCTACCGCTGCACTGACCAAGCCCACAACAGCGTCATATCCACCAGTTCCTGCTTGTGATAGGCCAGATAGCCAAGCGTTTCCGTATAGTGGTGCCTCGACATAGTCCTTGTTCGTTTTTAGGTATGAAGTGAGGTTGGAAAAGAACGTCACCCAAGCAAGCGACATATTGCCAAGCTTGCTGGTAATCGGCTCTTTTATTGGTGGCTGTGGCGGCAATGGTAGCGTCATTTGTTCAACTCCTTCCCTTCGATAATAGCCGCTATGATAACGAATTTTACCGGGTCAGTAACTCTTAATTTAAACACCCAATCACGCGCAAGTCCCAGCCTTCGCCATTCTGCACGATGCTTATATTCGCCTTGCTTGCCGTATTTTGTCCATAATTCATTGCCCCAGGTATGGCCGTTATCACGGGATATTTGAAGCATGATTTGCGGGTCTGAGCCTTGGCCGTTAATAATCCCTACGCCACCTTCTAAATCAACTCTGAGCCTTGATATAGTGGTTTTGTTGCGGCTCTTTGCAAAAACATGGCTTCCAGTTATTTCGCGTTCTATAGGGTTGCCGTTGTCTGTCAATGCGTCCTGATCGAGCACAAACAACTCGCCTGTTTCATAATCAGACACAATAAACTTGTTGCCAAACGACGCGCCTAACTCGGCTCTGTGTCTTGGTATCGACCAGCTTTTAAGCTGTGACCATGTTTTAGAGTCAAAGCTGTACAGCCATGAAGCTTGGTCGCTGGCAAAAGTTATCTGATAAAAATGCCGCCCATTTAGCGCATAGCCAAAACCTATGGCATCGGTTGGTGCCGTGTAATTGTTGATGATGTAATCAAGATCAGGCCCGCTTATCGGCATGACTGTGTAACCATCCAGTATGCTGATTGACAACATGCCTGTTCGATTCTTAAATAGTCCGGTAATGTACCCACCAGCCCGACTAAGTGACCATCTTGACGCCAAGCCTGCATCGCTTGGGGCGGCGTTTATTCGGCTAAATGGGAATAACACGTCACCATTATCTGTCCACAATTCAAATGAGCTTGAGCCAAGCAGTGCTAAATTTCCTTTATCAGCGACAACGGCAATCAGGTTATCAGGCGCGCTTTCTGCAGTGGCAAAGTTAAGACCTTCCCATGTTAGCCCGTCATACAGTCCAGAGATAAAAAACTGTCCAGTGCTTGGTCTGTTGATAATGAAGCGACCATTTAAGAATGTGACTGTATCAGCTGCATTGCCATCATAAGGAATTATCCCGGCAAGGTTTGTTGTGATGCCGGTCGTAGTGTTGTATGTAAACGCACTCTTGCCGGTAACAAAACAAAGTTCAATGCCGTTATTTGCCATTGATACCAGGCTATTGAAATCTGAATTAGGCAATTCAAATACTTTAACCGATGATCCGTCAGGATTTACAGCGTATAAACTCGCACGTTGAACGACGAAAAACTTATTAACTGACTCCATCCAATGCAAGCCATAGGTTTTATTTATGCTTGGCGTGGAAAATAGCGTAGTGCCTGGGGTGCCATAAGCTGCAACGGTTGTCTTGTCATTGTCGGCCTGAATATCATAAAAGCAGTTAAGCCGGTGCGCTGCGGTTAGGTTTGGGCTTTTAGATTGAGTGCCAAGGCCGAATAATTGGATTTGGTTCATTTATTTCATGTCCTTTAGTTTCATACCATTGCGCTCGACAATCTTGGGTATTTTGTCATCGAATAGCACGTAGTTATAAGAGCCTTCACCAACCCCACGGCTTCCGCCGTCTAGGTAGCGAACGCCTGGGATTCCTTCTTTTTGTAACATCCAGGCAATACCTTCATTGTTTCTACTATTTACTGATTTGGCAACGTCCGCCCCAGTAACTTCGTTGATTGGTTTGCCATATTTCCACTCATCATCGGCCCATCTACCGGAAGATTTTAAAGCTTTAATTATGCTCTCGTGCTGCTCGCTCAAAGGCTTATCCCAATCAAGGAAATGATGCGGCCCCATAGGGTCAGATGCTTCTCTGGCTGCATCGGGCCATTCTAGGGAGGTTTTATATAGGTTGCCTTCTGGAACCATTCCCTGGTATTTGTTTTTCAAAACATCAACAGCTCTCAATATTTCATTTTCTGTGTAAAAGTGTTGCCCAATATGGATGTCTTCTGTGTCTATAAAATTTCTCTTTGAATAAAGCTTCTCATTATCTATTGATGCCAATGCTTGCTTTATTGCCTCGTCTTTATCTTTTGAGAAATAGTGAACTAAATCTAATGCTAAATCAGTATCAGGGTCTGCTTTTACGCCTTGGTGGTCATTATCAAGCCATCTTCCTTTTGATCTGAAATATCTTTTCCCTCCAACCTCATGAAGCAAATCTGTACTGGACAATTTATTTTTATAGCCAGTCGCAACCTCTGGATTTTCAGCAAAATAAAGCCCGTGACCATAAGCCTGAGCACCTTCCCCTGTTCCTATCTTTCTCATATCGAACTTATCAAACTTATGTGGCGATCCATGCCATGCTGTAATACTGCCCAACGTCCCACCCGTCGACTTAGGCGCAAACGGCATAGCCCCTGTTTGCAATAGCCCTGCAAGATTAACCCCTGCCAACGCTTTTTGCTCCATGCTTGGGCCTAGCAATGGATTTGGGTTGTCGTATGGATCTGAATATCCTGCTGCCGTGTTGACGTTGTCCTTAAGCCAGTTCGCAAGCTTGCCAACTCCTTTAATAGGGTGAGCAACTGAACTGGCTATTGTGCTATCACCTGGGCCAAAGTCTTGCTGTCCCATTGGCGTAGTGCCGTAAAGGTATTCAAGCGTTTTAGCAGCTTGCGCCATTTCTTCAGGCGTAGAACCTGTGGTCTTTTTTATCAGTTCGGAAATGGTTGGCATAACCTACCTATTCGAGTAAATGTTATATCTTCGCCCTGTATTAGCAAATAACCCTGGGTCAACCTGAGCGGTTATTGGCCTCTTGTTTGCGCGTTTAATGCCAGCCTTGGCAGCCATAGCAATCGTCTTAACGTCATCACCAGCGGTTGTTTGGTATTCCGGAGCAAGTTCGCAAGCAAGCTGGAACTTCATTGCGCGGTTATAGCCTGGAGGTAATGACACAACGTCAGTCAGATTGGTAAACCCTGCGAATGGCTTGCGGCAATACAGATAGATTGAATCTGCGGTGCTTGGGATGGGGTAAAGGTTAAGTGTGCCTAGTGGATAGGTTTGATCGAGATAAAAATATTCTGGGAATGTGGTTGAGATTGACTTTAGCCTAATGGCCGCCCAATCATCATAAGCAACAGATTTAATCGGGTAATCTGAGCCATTGACACGAATATATGCCTGCTCGATGCTGATTGGCCTGGATGTATTGAAGTTGCCGCCTGTGCCGATGGTGTAGGACTGTTGGCCATGAACAAGAGGGAATGACTCCGTGGTGACGTGGTGCAACATCATGGACTCATTAGACCACGCATCGATCATCATGTTTAATGACTCAAGCGAGTCGCTAAACTCTGAATCGCTAATTACAACGTCATCAGATGCAACCTGGAGCAGCCTGAGAGCGCCTGTAATGATGTCAAGAGCTGTGGTTGTGGTGGTGGTGGTTGCTGTTGTGCTGCTTACGATAATGGTCATATTAATTGCTCATCATTATTTGCCAATAAACACCGCTACTAACAAGGTAGCACCATTTACCCACTGTGGCAGCTAAGATAGATGTTGTCGCTGCCCCTCCTGCCTGTGGGATTACATTAGCCGTTGCAGAAATAACTAATTGAGCCTGAGTATTCATAATGGATATTTCGCGTCCTTGGCACAGTGTTGGGTCTGGGAGCGTTAGCGTAGTAGTGCCAGCAGCATAAATGTTTTTAAGATGCGTAAACTTTCCGACTGTTACTGCTGCCGCATTAACATCGGTATATGCTCGCTTAAATGTGCTCGCTAAAACGTCACCAGTTCCCTTTGTGCGTAGCTCTATGCCTATATTTGCATCACTACCTTGAGCGGATATGTCTATAGGGCTGCCGGTTACAGACCCAGTGATGTTGGCAAAATTTACTGATCCTACAGTGTTAGTTATTGTCAATTGTCGTTTATTAACACTATCGGTATAAAACTGTATTTGTCCACCAGCTCCTTTTGGCGAGATAACCATATTAACATTAGCGTCTGAACCTTCGGCCTGTATAACTGGCCCATTACCAGTAGAGTTGCCGTAAATATCTATACGATTAACGGCGTTGGCTATTTTTCTAATTCTCAGCGATTCACTGTTGCCATAATCACCAAGATACAAATCTCCGATAATAGCTTTTGATGTTATTTGTGTAGTCTTTGTGTAGTCTGAGTTTGTAGTATGAATGTCACAATGAATAATTGCATTATCATATAAAACACCTGCGCCTTCGTTGACGTTAACAGTTTTATTAGTGTCGTGGTCATTCTCAAGAAGCAGATACTTTCCTCCCTCAATGTAAATATCATTAACAGCGTTAGGATTTGCGACAAAATAGCTATTTGATACCGAAAGCTTACCTGATTTTGAATGAATACATGCTTGACCTGAATTAGATTCGAACCATGTTCCACCTGATACAATTAAGCCAGGGGACGTTAACACTGTCGGCAAATCCTCGGCTCCAATATTAGGGCCTACAATTATTCCGCCTGTGACTAGATTGCCTGACGTGCCATTATTTTCTATGTCGCAACCATCAACAACCAGTACGCGCCCATCATCAAAATCAATCCCTATTAGGGTATTGTCCGAGATGACAGTTCGTCCAGATATGGTGTTATTGTTTGGCCATCCGCCAAGATACGCGCCAGGGAGCGCCTTAATACTTACGCCTATACTGTTTCCACTTATGATTGATCGAGTAATTGAATTGATGATTCCGCCAGCTAGTCTCAAACCGATAATACCGCTTGATATTGTGAGTTTATCTAAAGCAGACCTAACAATAGACTCAAGATAAACGACCGATGGTGTATTTACAGCTATGCCAGTAAACGTAATCCCGGATATATTTGCAATCATATATCCAGCACCGTTTTTATTTATCTCTAATAAATTAGTGCCATCTGATGTGCGCTTTATGATATGGCCAGGCCCAGTAAAATTAAATTGTGCTGCATGTGGTACGGTAAGAAGATCACAACTGTAATTGCCATCTGGCAAGTAAAGATATTTGTTGTTATTTATGGCGTAAGTTATAGCTGCTTGTATAGCTGATGTGTCATCAATAACACCATCGCCAACCGCGCCAAAGTCTTTGACGCTTGCTGTGTAATTTATGCCATTGATGGCAACATCTGTGATCGAATATGGAGTAATTCCCAACCCTGAAACAGCGATGTTGTAACGCCCAATTGCAGCATAAAAACTAAACTGTCCGTGATCGTCTGTTGTTACCTGGTGGCCAATTGGCACAAGTCCAGCGGCATCTGAATAGAGAACGGCAGGACTGCCGTCAAGATTGGTTACTGTAGCGACTGCGCCAGCAACTCTATCTCCGCTGTAGTTGGTAACTGTGTTGATGTATTTCTGCATTACAGAGCTTCCTCAGTCCATTCGATATAGAAATAGAATTTTGCGCCTGCTGGAAGTGTTGCGCCGGAAAAATTGATCGATATTAATTCGCTTGCGCCTCTTAATACCGGCCCCTTGGCTTCGCCTAACCAATATTCTCGTTCCCAATGGCTAGGCTCGCCTGCTGGGGTGGCTGCTGCTGGCAAATAAATCATGTCGCCTTCCAGCGAAACGCCTGTGCCTACTGCCGACGGATTGGCAGAATATAGCGTGACTGTGGCTGATGGCGTAGGGTCTGCGCTGTCGTATTTTGTTGGTGTTGGATTTGTCGATGTGCCGCCGGTGTTGGCGGTTGTGCGCTTGGTGATATACAGGTCAACGATTGCCGCTGCTGTGGCATCGCCGGTGATTCCTATTTTGGTGATTCTTACCACTTTACCGTCTGCGCCTGATACCGTTAAAACATCGGTAGGCGTTGCGGCTGGGGCTATATCTGCGGCTCTATATGCGTATGTTGGACGGACTTTTTCAACGCTTATCGGTTGTGTAACTGGCATGGCTTACCCCTTGATAATAGCCGTCCATGGCTAAGAAGTCCTGATAAAGCTTACTGCTTGATGTAGTTACCCAATACAGCAACTGACCAGACACCAGCCGCAGGCGGGGAAATAGCGCTTTGTGTGGTGTTTTTCCATGTGATTTGAAGCGTGTTGGTAGCTGATACAACAATACTTATTAGCGCCAATCCGGCGGGGAGAACAACTGCATCGCGAGGAGAAATACCTATGCGTGCATCCGTGGTCGCGACACCTGTGACGGTCACGGTGTCAGTAAATGGACTTGCTTCGCTGGTCAGTGTTCCGCCGGCAATGCTTGAGCCGCCGTTGATTTGATAAGACGCCGAGTCGTACTGCTTTAGCACCTGCTCGCCGGTTAAGTTTTTGAGGTTATAAGATGAAGGCATTTGTTTTGCTCCTAAAATTGGGGAAAAGCCCCGTTTCCGGGGCTTGAGTTATTAGCCGCCTAAACGAACCGCAAGCTCAGGGTAGATTGTCTTGACGCCATATAAGACCTCAATACGTGCCGGAATCTGGTTAGAGTTGATGTCATACTGGCGAACAATACGCAATGAAATGCCTTTGTAGTTATTTCTTGATGCAAAATGCACGCCTTCTGGCAATTCTTGGTCAACAGTCACTAAGGCAAATGCGTTTTTATGGAATGCTAAGTTTTGACTTGTTGAAGCTGCGCCAACTGCACCAGACCAAATGGTGATTGCTGCCGTTGATGTTGGTGTGCCGGTGCAGGTAGCGAACTGTCCGCTTGGAATATATGCCGGATAAATTGGCAATGTGCCAGTTGTAGTCACAACGGTATCGGCAGTCACAACAAATTGCATCAAGCGGCCTGTTGATGCTCTTGATTGCGGGTTGATAGCGTACACGCCAGCAATTGAGAACACCGTGCCTTTTGGGACAGTGCCCGCTGTTGTGGTAACTGCCAATGTGGTTGCGCCTGATGCAGGAACAGCACTGATAGCAGTTAATGAACCAGCCGCTTGCGGCGTGAATTGCGCAATGTTTGCATCAACCGCCCAATCGAATCCCAATGTGTTAGTCGCAAAAGCAGCATCCTCAAAAATAGAGCTGATCTTTGAACTTGGGTTAAATAGTCCGGTCATTGGGGTGATAAATGACACCTGAGAAATCGCATCAACAGTCAATGCACGTTTGCCAGCAGAAGGCGGCACACCATTTTCTGTCAGGATTGCACCAGCTGTAAGGATTTGCCCTTGAACGCCTGCTAAGGTTTGAGATCCACCATTTAAAGCACCAGAAGTGCCATAAGAAGCCGCTGTCGCGCCGTGGTTGACAAGTCGGTTAACGTCGCTGAAAAGATTAGCAATAGCTACGTCAATTTTGTTGGCAACGCTTGTGATCGCAGGAGAAATGAAACGCTCGGTAAAATCCTCAACGTTCAGCTTTAAATCCGTTGTTGAGAACGTGATGTCTGTTCCTGTCAACCTATTAATGACAATAGGCACATAGTTTTCGGTTGACGCTTCAACCTGCAACGCTTCGCCCTCGCGACCTAGGTAACGTGGCGGTTTGCGTAAGTTGTAAGTGGCGCCGATTTTAGCGCCTGATTGTCCAAATTTATCGGCATATTCGGTATTTACCGCTTTAGCCAAGGTTAATTCGTTTTGCAAGACCATCTGGGCCTGCTTATTGATGATGCTCGATGTAAGTGTGGTGTTAGCCATTGTAAAAGCTCCGTCTGATTAGGGATTATGGCGTCATCTCGACGCGGCATAGTTAATGCGTTATTTTTTGGACTTATACCATGCGGCATATTCATCCATTGTCATTTCATCGGGGCTTTTATTTGTCTTTGGCCCCTTGGCACTCCCTAACGGAGCGATTGGTTTTGGTGCATTAGACACTGGCTTTTTTGCCGGTTCTAAAGATTTTGATATTTTATCCTCTAATTTACCAATGTATTTCAAGGCTTGTGTTGCGTTCATTTCACTGATCTTGTCTAATTCATCCTGGTTTTTACCCAGATAATAGGCCATTTCAGCGGGGTTTTCTGATTCCAGCAATATATCCCTAAATGCCTGGACCGATGTAATAGGATGTTCGAATAACTCGGCTTCTACTGCATCATAATCCTCATGCACTTCCCTTGCTTTGTTTTGCAACATTATAACATTGCTTTCCTTCTGCGCTATTGTAGCCTGTTTTTGCTGATTATCAAATATTTGTTTGACATTGTATTGAATAAGTGCCGCTTGGTAGTCAGGGTCATACGGGCCAGCGTCATAATCATCAGGATTGGGCGCTCCTTCTTGCTTGGCTTTTGGCTGCGGCTGTCCTGATTTTAGTTGCTCAAGCTCGCGGCGCAACTGTGCTGCCTCCTCCCTGGCTACTTCTGCCAGCCTTTCTGCCGCTCCTTTTTGAGCGACTGCTTTATTTATACGCTTTTGAACTGACCTTGGGACTTTTTCTTCTTCTGGTTCAGGTTGCTCAACCTCCTGTTCTTCTGCCTCAACATCTTGTTCTGGCTGATCTTCGTGTTCATCGCCAATAATGGCTTCTGGTTCGTCAAATGTTATTGTTTCAGCATTCATTACACATTCTCCAGTACGCCAAAAACATCATCCTCAGTCATAATCAGATAAGTCTCTCCATCTTCTTTAAACTCTGTCCAGTTATGCTTTCCAAACAGGATAACATCACCAACGCTTAGCGTTGTGTTGTCACCAACAGCAAGCACGGTGCCTTTTATGGGCTTTTCTTGCGCTGATTCAGCCAGGACAATGCCGCCCTTGGTGACTGTTTCAGTTTCGTTGCGTTTAACAATAATTCTATCTTTTAATGGTCTTGCTATCATTGCATGTCTCCTGACACGGTGGGTTGTGGCGCCGTTTCCGACGGTTCTTCATCTTTATCCTCAAGTTCGCCATCATTTGGTTCGCTTAAGGTTTGCTGCATTTGAGATGTTGCTATCTCGTGGAATAAGCCGGTTGATTCAAGCGCTATCTTATGCTCGACTTCAAGGCGCTTGGTTTGCTCTGCAAAACGTTTAATCTCTAATTCTTCCTCTTTCCATTTGTCGCCAGCCTGAGCAGTTTGCAGCTCTTGGCTCAAGTGCTCGACCATTTGTGACATCTGTGTCATTTGCTGTTCGATGGCTGGGTCGAGTGGAGCCGCTCCATCGCCTTCGTCCTTTTCGATTTGTTGCAGGATAGGCGGAGGAAGCATCAGCTTTTTGCGCTTGGCTATTTCTTCGGCCTGCGGCCAATCAAGGTTTTGGTAAACAATATCACCAGCAACAGCCATCAGTTGTTCGTCAGCCTGTGCCATTTGCATCATAGACTCGGCCGACTCTTGGCGTTTAGTGGCGTAAGACGGGCCAGTGTCAACAACGCATGAATATTTGCCTTTGCTTAGGTTGTAAACCTCGATTGTCTTGCCGTCTTTGTCTTGCAACTCTTGATAGGCTTCCGGTGCGTTAGGGTCGATAACAATGGTTTTTTGCGAGTTATCCTCGCCAATTACTTGCATGACTTGCTGTGTGTCATAGATAGACAGCATTTCGTTAATGATTCGCCCGGCGTGTTTGAGTGAGCGTGAGAAGTTGTCGCTGAAATGGAAATTGCCAATTGATGCTTGTCGTTGCTGCGACAATATCGCCTTGCCAGATTGCTCAGATTCACGATTACCTAGTGACGCATCAAAGATACCCATACACGCTTTCATGTCATCAATAGCTCTATTCATGGCCGTGTCGAAGCCAGGATTGGATGACACTGGCGGCTCTCTGCGCGGTGCTGGGAGTGTTTGGCCAAGATTGCTGACTGGATTGTAGGTCAGGACTGAGATATTAACTCTGTCTGCGTTGCTCCACTCTTGTTCGTACCCATCAAGCTGCCCTTCTGCGGCGATATATGGCGATCGCGGCGCAAGTGCTAATGTCTCAGCATTGGCTGATTGGAAAAAGTTGTATAACGTGGCTGGGTCTTTTGCAAATCGCGTTAATCCGTGGACATGGCGCTTGCCTTCCAAATGGATGCTGACCCCGTAAACCGGGATGATTGGTATGTAAGAGCATGGAAGTTCTGTTGACTCAAGTAGTTCATTACCTGCTATTTTGTACCACATGCATTTGCGTGATTCTGATTTGCGCTCACCGGTGATTAGATGCTGATAAACCTCTGGTATCTTATCTTTCCATGCCGTTGATCCGTCTTGTAGTTTGACTCTAGTTCTCGGTTTTGACTCGATAACGAAATACTCTACAATTCTGATTGTGTCTTCAAAAACCCAATTGTCGCCGGTGCCTTTTGCGTCCCATCCGGTTACCTCAACATCTGGATATTCTGATTCAAACTCGTCTTTACTCCACTCCTCGGCAATAAACGCACGTTTAGCGTCTGATCCATCTGGCTCGACGCTTAGGTTGTCGTAGTAAACTTTGAACATGTCCGGGACGGCTTTAATGACTACATCTTGCTCATCGACTGCTTCATCATCACAATAGTCAGTCAATATGCGGAAATAGCCTAGTCCTGCATCAACCTGCCATTCAACAGCCGTATCGTAGGCAATGTCGGCATGGCTTTTGTTTTGTATGCTGCGCACCAAATCGCCGCGCATGTGAGCTGCCTTTTCGTTGGCTTCACCATCGGCTTGGCGGTATTTGATTGATGGCTTGTTTTGGCGTATCTCGTTGATGACCTGATTGCGAAACTGAAATATTCGATTGGTCGTAAGCATGGGCCGCTCTGCGCCTGGACGCTCACGATCTCGCTTTACTGACTCAGGCCATTGATCTCCCAGACGCACAAACTTTAAATCTGCCAGCATTTTGACGCGGTTCTCTGACTCAGCATCAGCAAAAATGGCGAAATATTTGTGTGCGTCCTTTACGATTTGTTCTTCTTTTTTAGTCATGTTATTGCCTAATGTACGTTTGCGACATTATATCATTACATCCAGCTGCCTGTTGCATGTTCATAATTTTTCGACTGCTTTGTCTTACGCGGGTTAACAATACCAGGGAATAATGCTGTGATTGACCACACCAAAGCATCCGCCCGGTTAGGTGATTTATCGCCCGTGTAACCGACTGTACTAAAACCTGTTAGCTCATCCTCGAGATCGTTAAATCGCCCCACGTGCCTAACTTTGCCTTGCTCATATAGTGCGCTAATCGGCTCTGCTCTAACCGCCTTACCTCGTGACGCTGTGACTTGTTGGTATGGTGTTCGCGGCCTTGCTGTCTCAATGACGTGCTGTACCATTGCCCCGCCATAGTTTATTTCGCCGACTATCATGTCAGCTTGATGTCTGTCATACGCATCCGTTGCTATTCTTCCCCATGTCGCCGGGCCACATTTAACAGTACAATCCTCTAGCAAATATGCATTGCCATCAACGCCCAATCCGGCAACAACAATACCGATATCGTCATTGTCTGCATTATCTACATCGCCCGACCCGCTTGGGTCAACAGCAACAACAACGCGGATGAGCTGCGGTGTCTCGCCATTTATTACGCGCCATGTTTCTATATTCTCGTCGGTAAATAGCGCGTTAGGATTAGCGTCTGCAAATTCACCGTCCAGAAATCGTTTGCGCAGTCTTGCGCTCATGCCTTGAAGCGTGTCTAAATATCCAGCACTTAGGTTTTCTGTGTTGTCTTTTGGGTTTATTTTGAAGCTTGCGTAATCATCTGGATTGTGTATCTGTTGCTTAGTATCAGGATCAATTTTTTGTATAAAATATCTGTACGTCCAGTGTAGTTTAGATGGTGGATTGCAATCGTAGTACATGCGTGGCTTGAGCACGCCTAGGTTAGCGCCTTCTATCTCTGTGTTTACGAGCTGTGCAAGCCGTGTGAGTACCATGTCGCGTGAGCCCTGTGGGATTTGGCTGCACTCGTTTAGATAAATGGTTGCAAACTCCATTCCAAGTACTTTTTCTGCGCGCTCTTTATCGTCAAGTCCCCCAAACCACAACTCTGAGCCATTGGCAAATGTGACGTAGTTGTCTGTTTTGTTTAGGTTGTACTCAACGCCTGCAAATGCAATCTGCATAACTTTTGGGAACGTGTCCTGAACGACAGATGCTTTAACTGCGTTGAAACGGTAGCGGAATATTGCGTGACGTGATTTTGGCGCTTTTAGTGCGCGTAAAACTACGTTGCGTACTAATAAAAAAGTCTTGCCAGACCGAGATCCGCCGAACAGGCAGATATGAGTTGCGTCGCTGGAGAGGACGGATTGCGCTTCGCGCTGCTTGTCTGTGAGTTTAAATTTTTTCGTCATAACTATCTAAAACGATAGTGACATTTTTTGATTCGACGTTTGCGTTGATGTCTTTTGGTAACACTTTGCCAATCAGGCCCATGAATGCCACTGGGTTTTGTTCCGCTTTCCTGGCAAGGTAAGCCTGTCCGCCAACGTCAGACAGAGCGCCAATGATCATGTCCTTGATTTCTTTAGTCGCAAGGTTCTTGGCGCCCTTCGGGCGGCCTGCGCCGTTATTCGGCTTCCTATTTTTGCCTAATTTATTTTCATTCATTGTTACAGTATAACATCACAAATAAAAAGTGAAAATAATTGTTATTATTTATTCATTTTGTGTTGACAAAAAGAATTAGATATTAAATACTATGTTCACGGTTTCGGGAATGGCCTGGAATCGAAACAAACTTGGAGATTAAGACAATGAACACAAACACTATAAAAATATCGTACAAATCCTCTGTATTAGTAGCAGCTGGATGGAGGAGTATTTCCATTACTGCACTAGCAGAACTAAACAAATATGGTAAGAAAGGAACAGTTACCGAAGTGCTGGATGTTGATGGGGAAGGAGTTGTTGGGTACGCATCAAGGACTGGTGCTAATCGCCAAAAGTACAATGTTGGATATATTGTAAGGCGCGAGATAGGCGCCACTAAAATTATTTCTAAAGTTGAAGTAATTAATTAAAACAACCAGCCAAGGATGGCTTAATTTTTTGGAGATAACATGCAAAAAGAACACGGAATGACCGGCAAAAAGAACGCATCGAAGGTCAATCCTCGCTGCGAAAACATAAATATCAGGGCTACTCGCTCAGACAAAAGCGAGTGGGAACACAAGGCTTTTTTGTTGGGGATAAGTTTGAGCGAGTGGATAACTCGTAAATGCAAGGGGGAGGCATGAGAGTAGAAACTTACACATCATTAACCATGCTGGCAGTGATAGCGCTGCTGGTATTTGGCGAACACAACGCCAAGGCAAATGGTTATGTGATGATAACAGACAACCATGACTACATGATCTCGCCCGATATGGCGTCATATATGACAAAACAAGGGCATGGCAAGGTGTTTGAATTGGAGGATGTCGAATGAATACATGGCCCGGAGGTAAAAGACGCGCGTTAACACAGTCAGAGCATGAAGCATGGAACAGCAGTAACTACCCTGGAACAAGGCAAATGTGCTGCATGTGTGGCGAACCGACAGAACTATGTGAAGAGGACGGAATATTTGATGACAATGGTGAATCATATTGCCTTGATTGCGCTATCGGACAGGGAATTTTAGAAAATGAATAATCACCCACTTGACGATTTTATACTGCTCGTGCTGACAATAATAACCATCATCGGAATATTTCACGGAGCAACGCCATGTTAAATAGTAGAAAAATTGAAGACCTGCACCCCTATGTTGCTGATCTTGCAAAAAAGTTTGTAGCGGCCTGTGCTGACAGTGGCATCGATGTCATAATCACCAGCACCTACCGCGATCTTGAATCTCAGGCCGAACTTTACGCACAAGGCCGCAGTAAGCCTGGATTAAAAGTCACCAATGCAAAATCTGGGCAGTCATTCCACAATTGGCGCGTGGCCTTTGACTTTGTGCCCATTGTTTATGGGAAAGCAGACTACAAAAACATTCACACCTTTGAGCTATGCGGGAAAATTGCCGAGAAACTAGGTCTTGAATGGGCTGGTAGATGGGAGCGATTTAGAGAGCTGGCACACTGCCAATACACCGGCGGACTGACATTGGCTGACTTTGCAGCTGGGAAAACAATAAATAAAGACTAGAGAATGAAATGAACGCTTCATTTTGATAGCAATGACTAACTAAAGCCCCATTCGGGGCTTTTTTTATTATCTTTGATGTTGAATCAATGGTCTCTGTTTATATGCCAGCTCCCAAACATGAGAATAACCGCAATCCTTCGTAGTGCATTGGCGTTTGTTTATACTGCGAAGGTCTAACATTGGCTTGTTGCATCTAGGGCAGTTCATTTTCCACTACTACCAAAGCCACCTTTTCCCCTTTCCGTTTCGCTCAGCTCGGCAACAACTTTAAACTGCACTTGCTCTACTTTTTCAAGCATACCTTGCGCTATGCGGTAGCCTGGCTCAACTTCAAAACGCTCTGTTCCGTCATTATGTAGTTTTATTTGCAACTCGCCGCGATAGTCTGAATCTATGATCCCAGTGCCATTGGCAAGCCTTATGCCGTTTTTAAAGCCATGACCTGATCGGCTATAAATTTTCAAGACGTAACCTGCAGGTATTTCGAAAGCCAACGCTGTTCTAATAATATCCGCTTCACCTGGGAAGATATTGGCAAACGAATCAGCGTAAATGTCAAAACACGCGCTTCCCCTTGTTGCGTAGGTTGGCACCATTGCGGTTGTTGTTAGTTTTTTTATTTTTACTTTCATCGTCTTAATTCCTTCCAACGTTTAAATGCTGATATATGGCAATCGCCGTAGGCGATTACTCCCGCGCCAAGGCATTGCCATTTGCCACTCTTAAGTCTTAGGTGTGGTTTCATTTACTAACTCCAATGATTCCGACGGAAATCCATAAGCCGGTAAACCAACAAGATAAACGCCGTCTTCTTTACAAATTTTTTTAATTTCAAATATCCTATTTATATTTTCAAAAAATATCTTGCTCATAGATATTACCCAGCTATTACGCCATCCTTCCTGCTCAGTAACCTTCTTAACAATTCTAACCTTGTCACCCGGCTTAAACCCGTATGTTTCTGTGGTTTTATCATCAATCAACCTCTCCAAATACACAGCCAAATTCATTGCTTCCTGTTGCGCATGTATTAACCAATCGAGCTCACTTAAATCTGTGCTCTCAACAGTCACTCCATACTTTTTTATGCCAACTTCAGCACGTTCAATTATTTTCTTTGCTACTGATTCTTCATGTTTACTCATTCTTCACCCAACCAAGTTATTAACAATGATTTTGCTTTGTTATAAGGATTTATTTTAATCTCTGTTTTTATATGCCCCTCCGACTCAATCATCCTAAGCATTTCTTCCCGCCCCTTTGGCGTTAACTGCTGAAATGCGAACGAGCTATTCCTGAGCTCGCCTTGTGTCAGAGATCCGTTGTACCGGATAGAGTGCATAATTCTTTCTTTTGGCGTTTTGCCGCGGAATTTCTGAGCGTTATACTCACCATTTCCGTTGTATTTTCTATCAGTTTTTTTTGTACTGCGACTTAATTTTTCATTTTCTCCAATAAAAACAACTCCTGTGCCATGCGCCGTCATGATCGGGTAACGGTGTCCTAATGCAATGTTAACAAATATGCCAATGCTCATGCTTCCTCAATTCGCTTTTTAGCGATATTAAAATAAGTTTCGTCTAGTTCAATGCCTATAAAATTACGGTTTTGGTTTTTTGCTGCTACTCCTGCAGTTCCGCTTCCCATTGTAAAATCAAGAACTGTCTCGCCTTCGTTGATATAGGTTTTTATTAGGTATTCAAGCAGTGCTACTGGTTTTTGGGTTGGGTGTATAGTATTCCCAGCACTTTTAAACGATAAGATTGATTTAGGATAATTAGTGTGTGTTTGTACATAGCTAGTTTTTCTGATGCCACCGCCATTATTATCGGTTATTCTTGAACCTTGTTTTGTAACCTTGTTTACCTCAATAATGCCTTGCGGATTATATGTGCATTGCTGACCATAAAAAACAGATATATCCTCGTGAACTTTTAAAGCTTGTTTTTTTGCAAGCATCTGGTTTGCAAATCTTCCCTTTTCCCATATCCAACAATATTTAAACAACTTAATATTGCTCATAATCAACGCGCTAGTAAACGGCTGACTACCAAACAATACAATCGCCCCATTTGGCTTAATAATGCGCTTTAATTGAGCCCACATTGGCTCAAACGGTATTACGCTATCCCATTTGCAGGCCGTTGTTCCGTATGGTGGGTCGGTTATGATTGCGTCAATACTTCCATCATGTATATCACGCATTAATTCCAGGCAATCGCCATGCAATAATTCAATCACTAAACACCTCCTTAAACGCCATAATCCTTGCGTCTTTATCGCTCATACCTGCATCAGAACACATCATCGCAACCTTTTCGCAAAATGCGTCCACCTGCGCGTCTGTTGGTGCGTCCAGGTTATGTTTTATGCAATAATCATCTAACCATTGTGCATCGCGTTGGTACATTTCAGGGTTATTGCTCATAATGCACCATACATTTGTCATGCGGAACAATATTAAAAACACGTTGCAAATCAACTTGCTCGCCAAGCATGCATACTGGCTGCGTGCCAAAGTTTTTAAATCCAAGCATAGGGCAGGTCGTTTCTTTTCCGGCGTAAATACTGCATGTTGGGACGCCGTCAACTGTATAAGCCGGTATCCGGATTATCTTAATTTGTTTTCCGTATTTAGCATGTGTCATTGCTCATCTTCCCATTGCTTTCGGCATTCAGCAGAGCACCATCCAGGATAATACTCAGCCTCGCTAACCGTTACGGGGTCGACGGTGTTACCGCATTGGTAACATATGCCTGACTCGTTATTGATGTGTAGCGGTGCGCTAGCGCGGTTTTTTATGCGTGCTGCAAGTATCTTTTCTTCTCGTTCCGTTGTTTTGTCTATGTCATCGCTCATCTGTTTAATAATGCCTGTAGTTGATCGTATTTTTCAGCCTTTGATTTAAATTCCTCTATAGCTTCGGAATTATCGTCTTCTATCAGTTTAAGAAATTCAAACTCTTCATTTATTGCTGACAAATCATTCTTTATTGATGAAACTATAGTCTCAACATCTGAAATGTTCTTTGATAATTTAATAAATAATGATTTTACATCTGCTTGGTCTTTTTTTGACTGAATTTCTTTCTTATCTTCTTGCTTAACTTCATTCAAAATATATCTGTTTGTTCCTGATTTTAATGCAACTCCAGAGCTCACTAAAAATTCCAGCTCCTTTTGAACAATTCCCATTGGTATATTTTTCCCAGATCTTTTGATCTCTGAAAATATTTTATTAATGTCCCAATATTCAAGCATTGGCACTGCTTCATAAACATTTTTAGTGTTTCCAGTCATATTTTTTTTAATTTCATTCAACTTAGATATTTTTATCATGGTGTCCCCATTTTGTAATTTTATTAAGCCTTGACGTTCAGAAATGTATTTACAATATTTGCAAATACGCATTAATCCATTAGATGATCTTGGATTTTTATGAAATGAATCAATATTTTTTAATTCACCGCATCTATTACAAGAATTTTTCATTTGGCTATATTTATCCAAAAAAAACCCCGCTAACCGACTGGGAAGAATCGGCGCGGGGTGAAACATCACTTGGAGGATAATGTTTAAAAGTTACCAGCCTTCCCGCTGCTTTTGAACATCACCGTTACTACAACTACAGATTATCAAAACATGAGCGTGAATACAACTAAAAAAAACCAAAACTGCCTTTCTGGGTGGGGTTAAGCGTCGCTGCGCAAAAGCTGCGCTAAGCTTAAACCATTTTCACCCATAAGTCAAGTGCTGTTCGAAAATGGTAAAAATGAAATGTAACGTAATTTTTAAAGTGTAGCGTTACATTAAAAAAACACAAACCCTTATATAATGCGTCCTGTAGACGTTACATTTTTAATGTAACGCTAAAAATCAAAATGTAACGCTAAGTGTAACGCATCAAATGTAACGCTCGAAATGTAACGCTAATGTAACGCTACATTTCGAAATGTAACGCTACAAGTGTAACGCTTACCTGCAATCAATCAATAATCCATTGATTTCTAACATTTTTTCTTCTTTCACCATTCGCGTTACAAATCGGTTTATTGTTTGCCGAATGGTTCCTTGCTTCTGCCCAAAAAAGTGCTGGCTATGTTTTACAAACATTGCAAAATCAACAGGCTTTACACCAACACCATCAGAAAATTGAACAGGACTATCTTCCATCGCACTATTAAAACAGGACCATAAAATCTCATCATTAGCGCCATGCTTGGAACCTTTAGTCAGTCCAGAAATAGACTCAAGCACTAAGCTTGTCGCCTTTGTCCCATCCTGATTATCAATACCCAATTCAACTACTCGCGCCTCGGCCTCAACCTCAACAAACTGATCTCCGTCCTTGGTCTTTCCGCTTGATAATGTGGTTATCATCGTATTCTCAATCCTGTCCATTATCATTACATAGTCGCTGTTGGCAGTGAATGCAGACGCGCCACGTAGCCCTAAGTCTTTATTCTTGCCAAAGTGATGCACTATCATCGAGCTGGTATAGCCGTTGCTGATTGTGCTTTGCAGGATAGACAGCACTGACGATACTTCCGAGTTATCATTCTCATTGGTGCCACTGTTCATAGAACTGAACGTGTCCATAATCACCAGTGCAGGTCGCCGCTTTGCAATCTCAATACCAAGCTCCCGCACATGGTCACGGTCATCAATAAAAATCTTGTCGTTAAGCACAATCAGATTCCCATCAAACCCCCCATGAACAATAGATAAAGCCCTCATGCGTCTTGATAGCGCCCCTTTTCCCTCACCGCAGATATACATCACCAAGCCAGTGTCGAACACTTCAAAATTAAAGAAATCCTGGCCTGTGCAAATACTGTGCGCAATCTTTAATGCCATGAACGACTTAAACGCCATTGATGCCCCTGCCAATATGCCGTGACTATCAGACTCTAAAAACCGATTGATTAGATACCGTGGCGCCTTGGCATTTTCTGCCATTTCATCTGCGCAACTAAAACTCAAACCTCCTGCCAGCCCAATTTCCTCACCCAGTTCTTCCGCCAGTTCAGCGAGTGTAATCTTCGACATATAATTCCCCGCCAGATCCGAAGAAATCCTTGTCGGATAGTGAATAAATCGCATCATTTACAAAGCTTATTTCTTTCGCTCCTGCTTTTAATACGCATAAGGCTAATGCCTTGCGTTGATTAATATCAAACTCTGGATCATGTTTAACAATAACAATCCTGTCTCGACACACTGACCAGTCAAAGGTTTTCGGGTCATCACCTGGCGGCAATAAAATTGACCATGCCCTAACTTGTGATTGTGCGTTTTTGTATTTATTCCATGATTTTGTACCGGAGAATATAAATAGGGTTGGCGTTGGGTTGATGATGTTTGCATAAGGTGGGCGTCTCATCTCGCCCCCTCAAAATATTCAATAAGCTTCACAACAATATCATGCTTAGGCTGATAGCTATCATCACGCCTAAGCCTTGCTAGTGCCTGGTAAGGTATTCCTGTTTTTCCTGCAATCACGGTTAGATTGCGGTCTTTTAGTGCTTCTTTTATTTTGTCTAGTGTCATTTTATTATCCCCACTGGTTAGCCATAGCATCGGCAATGCCTTGATAAGTTTTGCTTCTTAATTTCCAGCGGTCTGCGCTTGGTGGCATATTGTGTATTTTTTGCTCCCTGCCTTCAACAATATTGGTTGGTTTCAAAATAGTTAATCCTTCCAACCATAAACAGGTTGCTTTTGTTTCACCATGTCCAAATTGCCACGGTTGAATTATTTGATCTGGTTTTCTCCAAACAGTTGACATTATAGAAATTGGGTTTTCAATACATTTCATTTTTATTGGTGCTAATGCTAATGCAAGAAAAAACTCCATGCTTTTTTGTTGCCTACCATCTTTTCGTTTAGCTTCAAAATGTCTTGCGCCTGATACAGCTAAATCGGTACATGGCGGGTGAGCAATCATCAAATCAAAGCCATCGTTAATAATATCAAAAACATCGCCTTGATAATGCGGGCCTGGTTTTTCAGTTGGTAACAAATCACAGCTTATCGCATCATGACATTTGGCAATAAATGCGTCACGCACTGTCCCGCTAAATTCACAAGCTATTAAAACTTTCATATCCCCTCACATTAAAAATTATTTGTAAAAATGAAAAAATAGTTTACCATGTCCGCTCGTAAATAAACAAATTGGAGAATGAAAAATGACATCAATAACCAGGAGTATAAGCTTTGAAATTACCCCGCTTGAAGCTGCTGCTGTTTTTTGGAGCATGAATAGCAAAGATCAAGCTAATTTTTTTAATGAGTTAGCTTTTTTATCAGAGTCAAGGCTTCCGATGCAATTGCAATATATAACAGAGGATGACGTATTAAGTCTTGCTGGTCGTCGTGTTATGCAAGAAATTGGTGAGTATTCGCATTGGGGCTTGTCTTGTAATTTAATAAGAGAAACTAATAAATAGTTGCATTTTATAAAAATATAAAATAAACTAAGCGCTATTTTAAAAACCTGGAGATGAAAAATGCCAAACCCAAAAACCCAAAGCGTCCACATACGCTTTGACCTTGTAAACCGCATGCAAAAGCTTCGAGCTGAGCTTTCGACGGCTGATAACAGGCTTAAGCTTCGTGATCTTGTTAACGAAGCGATTGAGCAATACTTGGAGAAGAAAGATGTCAGATGATTCTTTTTTAGACTCGCTTCAAGTCGCCAGTGAGCCAATAAAACGTCCTTTCCTTGGGGTAATATATGGTGAGGGAGGAACTGGTAAGACTGGGGCTTGTATGTATGCGCCTGATCCATTTTATGTATCTGTTGAAGCTGGCACAGACTGGATCCCCGCGCCAAAGTTTGTTGATGCCAATGGCCGATCTATCATTGCTCAAACAAGTGAACAGCTTTTTCAAATGATTGGCTGGCTGTGCAAAAAAGCAAACATTGAAAAGATCGACAAGCCTGTTAAGACCGTTATTATTGATAGTTTGGGATTTGCTGAACGCCTATTTTATAACGACATTGTTTTGAACCATCCATTTACCGATGCCAAAGAACCCAAGCCAGTAAAAACCATCATTGACCTAGGCTATGACGGCCAAGGATTTGCAATGGATTATTGGCACAGGCTATTGACTGGCTGTGAACAGCTCCGCAAACGTGGCTTTAATGTCATACTAATTACCCATGCAGCATGGGCAAACGAAAACTCGGAAGGAGGAAAGACCTACAAAAAGAAGGAAATGGCTTTACAGGTGTATGGCCGTCATAACGTCCCTGAGCTTTTAAAGAGATCCAGCGACTTTGTTTACTTCATGTCCAGCGAGATTATGACCAGCACTGTTGGCGCGGGTAAATGGACTAAAAACCTTGGAACCAATAGCGAAGCTGAGACGGTTATCCATACCAGACCCACCAGCCTATTTTATGCAAAAACAAGAAGCATTGACGGCTCGAACATTCCTGACGCATATAGTTTCACAGTTGAAACCAGGAAGGAAGTTTGCACGCAAATGTTTAACGATATTATCAACAACTAAGGAATCAACATGACAAGCTTTACCTATTCAAAAGAAACAGCAAAAGAAGAATCATTTCAGTCTGGCCCGATTAGCAAAACAGGCGACTACCTGGGGCGAATAACGCAAGCCTATGAAACTGTAAGCACAGGTGGCGCTGTAGGTTTGGCGTTAGATATTGTAAGCGACCAAGGCCAACGCATTAGCCATACAATTTGGCACATCAGTAAAGCGGGAGATACGCTTGATTTTGGTGTTGCAGCAATAAATAGCTTAATGTCGGCTCTGTCTTTGCGTGAACTGAAACCAAAACAAAATACCATTATTCAGAAATGGGACTTTGATACTAAATCAACCAAGGACGTTAAAGTAACAGGCTATCCGCAATTGATCGATAAACACCTGGGCTTTGTTGTGCAGATGGTTGAATATTACAAATGGAAAGATGGTCACGCAACTGATGCCGTTGGCGAACGTGGTGAAGTGATCCGCTTCTTTGACGCTGACACCCGCCAAACATCCAGCGAAAAAGCAGACGGCATTGATGCTGCAATTCTGGACGCATGGCTTCCAAGTTTGCCAGTGGTTAAAATGCTTCCTGGTAGTCGTGGTGCTCAGATTGTGGCGCAGGCTGAGAATAAAGCGCCTATGGCGCAGTCGTTTAGTGCTGCTGATGACGATGAATGGGGCGACGCGCCTTTCTAACAACTAACAACTAACATTTACAGCCAAGGATGGCTTTTTAACTTGGAGAAAAATAATGACAAAAATTTTTGAACTTAAGGCGCAACAGCAAGAACTTCTCGATCAACTTTTCTTCCTTGACGATGAAGAAGATGCAAGTGAGATTGATTATATCAAGCTTAACCTTGATTCAATCGTTGGTGATGTTGAGCATAAATTGCGCTATTTGAGTGAGATTTATATAGAGGCGGATGGACAAGAAAAACTATCAGCTTACGCGTTCTCAATAGGGGTTGATAGGCTAACAAAAGATATTAGAAGAAAGCAAAGAGTTAAAGAAAGATTGAAGGATTTTATACTGGAAACTATGAAAACATTTGACATTAAAAAAGTCAAAGGCGACTTGTGCAGTTTGTCTCGGTCTGAGTCGCAAGGGAGCGTGGTGATTGATGAAACATTTAAAGATTTCAAGCTTCCTGATGATTGTATCGAGAAAATACCTGCGTCTTTCAAGATATTAAAAACAGAAATAGCCAAACACCTTAAAGCCGGTGAAGAAATTCCCGGGTGTTCGTTGGTTAAAAAACAAATTTTGAGGTTAAGCTAATGAGCGAAGAAAAACAACAACATATACACGCTGAACTTATGGCGCTTTATGCACAGGATGCAATGGAAACTGATAAGCCCTGGAAGAGGTGGGAACATAAGCGATTTCAGGATAATGAGTGGTCTAAACTTCTACAAAACCCAGTATGGTTAGAATTATTTGAATATCGCCGAAAACCAAAAACCATCAATATCAATGGGTACGAAGTGCCAGAACCGTTGCGAGTTAAGCCAGAGTGCGAGTCTATTTATTACGTTGCATCTACTTCTAGTAAAAGGTTAGAAACGTTAATAATCTGGAACAATGATGAACAGGATAACGAGTGGCTTAATAATGGCCTGATACACCTAACAAAAGAAGCCGCAAAATTACATGTTGACGCATTGCTAAGTTTTACGCGAAAATAGATAAAATTCAGGGGCCAGCCTGAAAATGAGCACTCACAGCGCACTAAGCCCATCAATAAAACCCTGGCCGGTTTTGTTTTTGGGCTTTTTTATTGGCTGAATTATGAAAAAAGAACTCTACCCACACCAAAAAGACTGTGTAAAAGCAATTATTACGGCACTAAAAGAAGGCCGGACAGAGTATGCCCACTGCGTTACTGGATTCGGTAAATCGCTTGTCATGGCTGAGTTAACAAGCATTGGATTAAAGAATGGAAAGCGTGTTTTGCAGCTCGTGCCAAATCACAAACTTTGCACTCAGAACTATAAACAAGCGTTTGATTATGTCGATAATAAACATAAGCCATTGATAGGCATTTGCTCTGCACAGTCAAAGACATTTCAGATCAATAGACAGGCTGTTATTGCCACACAAACCAGCTTTTTAAGTCGTCGGGCGACCAGTGGACGCTTTGATTTGCTGATCGTTGACGAGTGCGATTTGATTTCACCTGATGTTGGTACGACATACCAGAAAATTATTAAATCATTGCGCCGCATCAATCCAAACATGAAGATTACAGGGCTTACAGGTTCACCTTATCGAGCCAACCAAGGAACCATTCACGACAAAGTTAAAGATGGCAATGTTATTTTTGAGGGCCAATGCTATGAGTCAGACATCCCTTACCTTATCCATGAAGGTTTCTTATCATCAATAGAAATGCTTAACACGCATTATCAAGCGGACCTTGAAGGCGTTAAAAAGATTGGTAATGATTTTGATGCTAATGAAGTTGGCGTTCGGTTTGATAAGATAATAGACAACGCCGTGGAAGATTTTAAAATTTTGCTCGACGAAAAGAATATAAAAACAGCTCTGATATTTGCTTCAACTATTCCCAATGGAAAGCGCATTGTTGAAAAATACGGAAATGATAATGAGTGCAAACTTGCTCACGGTGACTTAACACAGTATGAAAGAGACAAGCTGATTCATTGGCTTGAGAATGGCACTGGTAAACGTTACTTAGTTAATGTTGGACTATATACGCGCGGCTTTGATTACCAAGCGTTACAGGCATTGGTATTGCTTAGGGCTACATTATCGCTGAGGCTTTATATTCAAATCATGGGCCGAGTATTACGCTCACACGATGAAAAGGAAGTGGCTTATGTGGCTGATTATGGAAGTAACGTGGCAAGGTTTGGGCCTATTGATGCAATCGTACCTCCTAAGCCGCCGCGTAAAGGTGATGCGCTTAAAAAAGAATGTTTGGCTATCCTGGACGGCACAATAGAATTTGAAGGAGTGACTTATCGAGCTGGCGAACAGTGCTCGTATATGAACCCAATCGGTTTAAAAAAGTGCCGTGTTTGTCAGGCTGAATTTATAAACACAGATGAAAGTGGTTTATATGTAATGCGCACAAAAGCCCAAGCATTGGCTGAAAAGCTTGCCGACAATACAGTTACTTATGAAGTTGATAAAGTGACTTATGTTATTGGGCCAAGCAAGGATGGAACTGACATGATTAAGATGTTGTTCTGGGCTGATGATGAATTGGGCACACAGTTATTGCATACTCAATTTATATGCTTGAACCACACAGGAACCGCGCAAAACATCGCCAAGTCATTTGTGCTTAAAATGTTTAAAGACCCGAAGGACTTTTATAAACTCGGCGCTGTTGGAGTTAATGTGGAAAATATGTTTGCGCTACTGACTGAGCATCCGCACTACTTTAAAACAGTTAAAACTATTACACTGGAACCTGATGGACGCTTTAAAAAGCTCAAGTCCATTGGGTGGCTTTGACGCGCTTCCAAAGGGAATAAAAAAACATGGTAATAAATATCAAGCAACAATTAGTATAAATAAAAAGCCAGTATATAAGTTATTTGCAACACCTGAAGAAGCTGTTGAATGGGTAAAAAAAACAAGAGCCGAGAATAAAATGAATGGGACACGTGCTGAAAATAAATATGGTCGGCACATTATGTTTCGAGAGGATCAAAGCAGATTTGTTGTGCAGATTCACTATAACGGTAAATTGAGAAGTATTGGTAACTTCAAAACCCACGCAGAAGCCATAACAGCGCGTGATGAAGCGTTAAAGATTATGGGTATTGAATCATGAGTGATATTTTGGCTTCCCTAGCCAGCAGCAAATCCAAAGCCAGCCCACAACAGGAGCCGATAACGCCAACACAATGCTCTTGTCATAGTCATATGAAAAAGGATGTATATTGGGCGGCTCTTTGGCGCTTAGGCGTGCGTGGTGACGACCTGGACGCGTACATGGCTGAATCGCCATGTGATTATGATGCAAACCTTTTTAACTTGGAGAATTTTGGTGAGAACAAAAAATAAAAAACAACTAGACAAAATAAATAAACGATTTGAGATTGAGAAGGTTATTAAGTGCAAAGACTGCAAATTTTTATTTAATGGGATATGCTTTCATAATGGCTATGAGCGACATAAAAATATGACTGCTTGTTATGCTTTTTTAAAATTGGAGAATGAAAAATGAAACTAACAAAAAGCTACAATGAAAAAAGATTAGAAAAACAGCGATTCAACAAAAAATGGTTTGGTAAACGTAAAAAAGTATTCTTGTGGCTACCTACGCGGATGAATGACGGCAGCACGGCTTGGCTGCAATATGCGTGGCTAGATTATGGGATTGAACGGGATTATGACAAAATTAACTTGTTGAGCGGGCATGTTTCTTATTACTATGAGGGCTTGGAATGAACTGGCTAACAACAGACCCACCAAAAGACAGCTCATTTATTGCAGATGTTTGGCTCCCGTATGCCGTTATTGCAGCTTGGAATGAATCTGAAAAAAAATTTTGTTTTTCTGATTTCAGGATAGGTTTATTTGAATGTGAGTGGATGGACACATATTTCGAAAACGAATACATCGACACAATAAAAGCATGGATGCCATTGCCGGAGATTAAGAATGATTAGCGACAAAACATTAAAACAAGAACTAGACTCAATCCTAAAGCGTCGAAAAATTAAGAAGGCTGAGCGTGATATACATATCGATGCCGCACTAACGACAAGTTATATCTCGCGGGATGAAATATTGGATATACAGGAAGGCATCACTCGTGAATATGAACAGGAACAATCTGCACTAAAACACATACCAAGCGAATTTAAAGAGCAATGCGACTTTGTGATGTGGTTTAAAAGCGCTTATCCCGGCGTGATGATTATGTCAATTCGCAATCATGGGAGCCGCACGCCGCGAGAACGACAAGAGCAAATAATGGAGGGATTGCAGCCAGGAGCGGCTGATTTATTTATTCCTGCTTGGGCAATGTGGATAGAGATGAAGCGTGTTAAAGGAGGGGTGCAATCCTATGAACAAAAGGCATTTGAGAGGTATGTAACAGAACAAGACTATGAATATTTTGTATGCAATGGTTTTTCTGAGGCAAAAAATATATGCCTAGACTATTGCAAATTATAAAAAAATAAAATAAGATGCTTTCGCGGTAACAAATTAATAATTAACTTGGAGAAGATAAGATGAAAAAGACAATTGCTGTTTACAAGAATGTCCAATGGAATCTTGAAATAATTTTAGAATTCGATGCGAGTAGGGATACGGATGAACAATATGCAAGAATATCAGAACCACAAGAAGTGGACTTTGTGCCACGAGAAGAATCAGAGGTTATCGCCTCACAGTTAAAAGCGCTAGACGCTGCCGAGGAATCTATCACGCAAGAAGCATTGGAAGCCATTAAAGCTATCCAGCAGCGCAAACAAGAGCTGATTGCAATCACTCACCAATCAGGTGACGAGTGATGCGGACTGAAACAATCATCGCAAAAGGTATCGACTGGGAAGTTACGTTCGAGCTTATCAAGCCTGAGCCGGAAGTAGGATTATTTGGTGCAGAAATTACCATATATGCTATCAAGATTGGGGATGCTGATATTATTGAGTGTTTAAACGAAGAAACGTTATCTGAAATTGCTGATGGAATATATGACAGGTATAATGAACACGACTAAAATCATGGGATGATGCGCTCAGCCGACGAACTTTAACAATACAGCGACGCTTAACGGCGTCGCCTTGAGTGCCGCGTTATGCGGTTGGATAAGATAAAGTGAACCAAGACCAAATAAACACTATTCTGAATGCGTGGTTTTATTCAACTAATGGAGATGGAATAAAAGACGCTTTTGATTTTCCGCCAGCTGCATTCTCTAATTTAGAAGAAGCATTTATTGCCTTATGTGAGGAGCATTTCGGCAAGGATTTTATAAAAAACTGGGAACCTGATTAAGTCAGTTAACAAAAGACCGGCCGTGCTTATCACGCAATCCCCTTGTAATGCAACCATGCCCATGCTGCTGCAAACATAGAGCCAAGAACCCATAAAAAATGGCGTATAACACTTTCGCCTACTTCCTTTTTGAACTCGTCTTTCGCAAGTTGCACCGCCAAAATAGCCGCCGCTGTCGCTATTTCTTTTATCTGCTCTTGCGTCAATTCATGTTTATCAAACCGAGGACAACCTTCCCATCCTCTTCTGTCAATTTCCCTTCTATCAGAATGAGGCAGACCGTCATCGTCCCTATATATTCTCGACATATTTATCGTCCTTTCAATTTATCTTCTGGTACGCCTACAACCACAATAGCCACAAACCAAACCAGCACGGTTAATGTTGGTGTTAGCGGGTAGATGGTTGGTAATAGTGGTAAAAATATACCTATCCGGCTTGACCACTCAGCAGCACGGGCTTTAATGTAACGATTCATTCCACACCATTTTTTCTTAATTGATAATTATACTGAACACATTCAAAATATTCAGCGTCGTTGACAGTATTGCAGTCTTGATAGCGTTTAATTTCTGGCACTGGCATAAGTTCCAAGGCTGTTTCGATCACTGCGCACCCTGTTAATAGATATAGTATTGCTAAAGTAGTTATTACTCTCATGGCTTCACCGCCATACTCGCGCCTTTAATCGCACCAGCAACTATTGCTTCAAGTCCTTTTGTACCGTCACTATTAGCAGCACCAATACACAATTCACCTGTGCTGGACTTAAAGCAGCTATTCTCAAGTCCTGTGGTCATAGCAAACTCGGTTATGTCTAGGCGTACAGTAATATTACCCTCTGTGCGTGTGTAGCTGGCTACTGAGCAGCCGGTGAGTAGGATTATAATCGGTATGATTATTATCATGTTAGGACATCGTTTAGATTCTTCGAAATATAGGAATTTTGACATATTATTAAAATCTAGCTGTAGTTACAGGCATAGTCAATCCGTCCATCCACTCATCGTAGCACATATCGTCAATCAGCCCCAGTGACCGTTTTAGAGCGATGTAATCTAAAAGATCAATATAATCCTGAGTAACCCATGTTACTGAATCTGCTGCTGCACCAAAGCCATGCCCGAATAAAACTAAAGATGTACCCCACAGAATTGCGGTATCAATAGCTGACTTGACTTCCGCTAGCGTGCGGAAGCTACTTAGTCCCACCGCTCGCATTACTAATGGCTCATAGCAACCATTATATGTAAAGTTGTAACCAACCTGAACAGTTCTTGCACCCACAATGCCTAGCGATGCGGCTACGTCTATACAAACGCTCCTGTCATCAGATCTGGTCTCCCCCTCAGGCCAAGCCATGTACCGACAATCAGATAAGCCTAAATTTTTAAGCCCATTGATATTGCGCGTCATTTCCCCCAGTGGTGTAGTGCCGGCACCGCTACCAGCTCCATCGAATCTTTTGGCCCCATGCAATCCGCAATAAACAGATGGATCATCTTTAATCTGTTTAATTTGTGCTGTAGTCATTCCGTATAGGCTATTAATCGCATCGTAGATCAAAAAGAAGCTAGTTTTTATATTACGTTTTCTCGCCTCAACATAACCTATGTTGTAGCCTGTTTTTAAATTGTCATCAAACGTTAAGATTATCTTAGGGCGCTCCCTGTAACCAGTTGTAATACTATCTATATACGCCTGCCGGTGTATTGTTGTTCCCCCTGATACTTGAACTCTATACGATACAATCGGGTTAGCATTATTAAGTGCAGCAGTGCCGTTTTGCACCAAATTAACGGCATATGGCGCGTTACCAGTAGCTAGTTTGTCTATAGGTGCAATATTCCAGCCAATATTTTCGGATAGCGTTAGCGTGCTACTTGATCTATTAGCATTACCCAAGGCGGCATGATTTGATGCCCAAAATGACAGAGATAATGATGACCCGGCAGGGATGTAGGGGGTGTAATACGCTACTAAAATAGGGGTGGTTTCATCACTAAAATCAACAGATTTATTATCAGCTTGGATATAAGCGTTTGCAGTTGGGTTGTTAGGGGGCGCATCTAGCCAAATTGTTTTTGTAGATGATTTTGCAAATGACGTTGATTCTGTAGCTGTGCCTTGGCTAAAAACAACAACCGTGTAATCAGCAATAACATCTGTTGTGTCTACAAAATCAGGAGGGGTGGTACGCGATATAGACCGGCTGCCTATGCCTGCCCCTACCCCATTAACATAACTATACAGCGTCCCATTAACATCATAGTAGCCTGTCGCATTGGCGGGGATGTCTGAGAGGGAGTTAACGGAAGTGATCGGCGTGCTTATTCCGCTATTTTGAGGATTGCCGCCTATTTCAATAACGCCCTGATATTGCTCTGATACATTGGTATTGATGCTCATTATTTATGCTCCGAAAATGACGATGTTTATATCACGCGCATTGACGCCAGCGGGAGTGGCGGCGCCATTCCATGTTTTTAGCTGGGTAAGCGTAGTGGTTTTTGATGTTGATAACGTGCCTTCAACTCTTATTGTATATGTATCAGATGTGGCAACAATGCAGTAGTTAGCATTTGGATATGGAGAAAGAGGATATATTTTAAAAAATCCAGTTCCGCCGCCAGAACCTCCTATGTATTCCGCATAGTCGATGTTATATCCATTTTTCACAATCCCATCAACGGTTAGATTTCCTGCTGTGTTGACCGTTGTTACCGCAAACTCATAAGTTGTTGATGTTATTCCAGAAACAACATAAACGCCCACAGGCAAAGTGCCTGTTACTGTCGTAACCTTTATTCTTGCGCCAATTGGTACAGTATGCCCTGCATTGGTGATTGTGCAGACGTTAGACACGACAGCATAAGCTCTTGGCGTTGTAACGTCGCCAGATGTTCCGTCTCTAATTGCGATATTGGCCCAGGCAATAGCAAAGTTCTTTGCTGCTGGCTCGGCGCCAGCAGTAAACGTTTTTACTCCTGTTATCGTTTCGGCGCCATCAGCATGGACATAAAGCGAATCGTTAAGCGCCGATGGCAATGGATTAAGTACAACAAAACCACCGCCTGACACCGCCGCCGTACTGTATTGCACCTCTATAATTTGATCAGCCTTAATGACTGTATCGACATACGCGCCATTCTGATCATATTGCTTTAAAGGCTTGGCTCCCAATGAATTTACGCTCAGGGTATTAGTCGAGCTACCAGATTGCTGCACATGCAAACTAAACCGCTGCCCGTCCACATAAGCTGTGATGGCGGGCGTAGCGACTGCGCTATAGGTTCCTGATGCGCCGGTTGCTTGTGCGTAAGTGTAAGTTTGCGCCTGAATAGCGGCTTTTGTTGCCGGGTTTACTGATGCTATGTCATAGCTTGGATAAAGTGGATTAAAGAAGCCGTAATAAAGAGTGGTGATCGAGTTATCAAGCGTGGTTGAATCTGCTGTGATAACGATAGTTGTGACCGTGGTAAATACGCTTGAAGTGATCGTGCCATAACAAGTGCCGCCCGATACCGGCACTTTAATGCGCCGACCTACGCTTAATTCTTGCGTTTGGTTTCCTGTAACTGTGAAGCTTGTTGCGTTGACATAAGTCGGGGATCCAGTGAATGTTAGCCACTCAGTAACCGTCTGAACAGGCGTATCATTAATTCCGGTAATATTGTCGATTGTGCGGATTAGAGATCCAGCAGCATCATACAGCGCTGCTTTATACGCTTGTCCTGTAGTCAACCATATAGTGTATGTTGGCTCGCCTCGGGTATTAAGGATAATCGGGTTTGTTTGCGCTATACTGCCGTTGATGTCGGTATATGTTGTGACAGGTGTTGAAGTCCCGGCAATATACCAGTACACTTTGCCACCAGATAACGGCAGACCGTTATTGTCCAACTGCTCGTCTTGGAATAACGGGCTTAGTTTACAAACTGCCATAAAGCCTCCCGGCTATTGTTTTGGGGATTATACCATAATGAACGAGATAATCGGATATGCTATTCTTTGTTATTTCTTTGTGTGTGCGCTAGATTAATCAGCTTTGGATTAGCAATCTTACTGCCTTTTTTCGCATATCTAGCCATTTGCCCGAGCTTCATAGCAGTCTCGCCCATTATGCGCGGTGATTGCATAGCCATAAGCGGGATAACTGCTGGATTAGCTGCTGCTATACCATAGCCACCCAAACCACCAGCAACAATACCACCTAAGCCACGCGGCTTGATTGCGTTTAATGTTTGCCCTGATAACTTTTCCATCAGGTTACCGCTTTCGCTGAATGCGTTTAATTCTTCGGCTTGCTTGGTGCGGCTTCCGTAGTTTGTATTTGCATTGTTGCGCGTGATGCTTTGCAGTTTACGCAATGCAGTATCGACCATCGCGCCTTCACCTAAAGACAACGACCGCTCCATTTCCTTTGCGATCTTCATGCGAGTGCTTGATTCTTCCATGATCTTGCCATATTCAGGATACGCTTTGATTATTTCATCCTTTACGGCATTGTAAACACTATCAACAACCCGCCTTTGTGGCGTCCCTGGTGGTGTGTCTATTTTGCCAATACTGCGTTTTAGTGCATCAAAGCCGCCCGGCGTGTGAAACTCTTGCGGGTCTGAGCGTTTAAACTCGTTTAGCTTTTTGACAATATCGGCCTTGGCCTTGTCTGATGCCGAGTTTAGATTGATTGGTCGAGCTTGTCCTGATAATCCTTTGTAGGTATCAATATCCATTGCCCTTTTTGCAGCTGAATTAATATCCTGGAAGCTTAACAATGATGGATCTTCTTTAACTCCTTGAATCTCGCGGCTGTATTTTTCAAAGTCGGCTTTACGCATGTTTTTAAGTGCTTGCTTTAACTCTGGCACAACGTCTGCTTGCTCTGCTTTACCGCGCATATTGTCGGCAAAGTCTTTCAGCTTTGAACCGCCAGAATAGCCAGCTTTAGCAGCTGTATTTAATGCGTCTGGCCCTGTATGTGTGCCATACTCACTAATCAATTGACCAGCCACTTTTCCGACTGCTGGGACTGCTTTACCTGCTGCTTTCATGGTTACATTGATTGGCTCAATTGCTGCGCCAAGCTTTCCGGCCTTAGCCATGCCTGGCACAAGTCCGGCACCGCCAAGCAATAAAGACGCATCACCAACAACACCAACAGGATCATTCTTAAATGTCTCTGCCGCCTGTGCTAAGCTGCCATATCTGCTTTTCTCATAATCAGCAAACTTACCGGCCAGCCCTTCATTAGCTGCTGTGTCTGGGCTTATTTTGTGCATAAAATTATTAACACTATCAGGCAGCGCCGCTTGTAATCCGCTATTGGCAAGGTTCAAACGTCCTTGCGTAGTATCAATTGGATGCGCCAATGCGCCAACAACACAGCCAGCATAATTGGCAAATGATCCTGGTATGTTTTTGGCTGTGTCCATTAGATAATTACTATCCGGCTTCTGTTCTGGCTGCGCTTGCTCACTAGCTTTGTATTTATTCCATGGACCATTATTAGAT